ACCAACTCTACCGGCTTTAGCCGCCGCTCCAGCCAAAACTAATCCTAATATATCAAGACCGTAAAATATCGCTCTAATCCAAGTAGGTAAAGTAGGGTCTTCATATTCACCTGTAATAACTTCATAAGCATCAAGTGCAACAACAATTGACCAAGCTATAACTTGTACTCCCTTACCAACACCTGTCGCGACTAATATTGCGTCAATTGTGATACCACCAGGTGTATATAGAGACGCTCTTAATTTTCTTGCAACATATAACGCTCCCTTACCAATTATATTCATTAATTCATCCCAATCTCCTTTTGAAATTGCAATACCCATCTTTTTAATTCCTTCCCATGATGTAGCAGCAAAATCTTTTAATCCTTCATAACTATCTTTAGCTTGTTTTACTGTCCAATCGGCAAATTCAGTACCAAGTTTACCAATATTATCCATGCTATAAAAATCTTTATTGAAAATATTCCATGTCCCCTGTTCTAACATTAATTGTCTAATGAATGGTTTCAATTTAGTCATATCTTGAGTCGATTCAGTTAAAATTAACTTACTCAAAGATTTATTTATAGATTCTTTAACCACTTGTGGGACATTGGTTGCAACATCAAATGAATGTCTGATGAAATTCTTAAATAAGTCAAAATTTTCCCAAATGTTTCCTAATCTAACTTTATTTTCTAAATCATATACCTCATCTAAAAAAATGATGAATTTTTCGTCAGGAGATAACCAATCGGTGAAAACTACGTCAACACCATTAGAGTTTAATAGTAAGTTTTGATTTTCAGTTAAAGTTTTTTCAGAGTTGTATCCCATTAAAACTTTACTATTTTTTATTTCTTCTTGTAATGTATTTTTTTTCATAATATCATATAAATATCAAATCATAACAAAGTATTCGCCTTTCCTCTGTTAATTTTGACGATATCTCTCCATTTAGTTAATCCTATTTGATTTGCGGGTCCTGTTCTAGCAACTCCTGATTCCCATTTTGTAACAGTTGGATATGCAGGTTTTGCCCCTGAACTTGATGCTGCAGCTTCTTCTTCACCTAATTCTTCAGGTGTTTCAGTATCACTTGTTGAATATTTTTTTAAAATATTGATGATATAGTCAACATCATTTCTCATATACTATATATAGTTTTTTATTTAAAAAAGCTCTGATTTTGGTAGTTTTTTTGGGTTAACCAAATAATATTCATTTAGAAAAGAAATGAATTCTTGTTCATCAAATTCATCTTCAAATAAATCATCAAAATCCCCATAATCATCATCATCAAAAAGACCTTTTTCTTCCAATGTTTTGAAAGAATTTGTAATATCGTCTAAAAAATCGTAACCAAAATTTTTAATTTCGTCAAATTCGATAGACCCTGTTCTAATTTCATCTTCAGAATCTTCAATAGTTCTAAATGTATATTCTAAAGTTTGGGACGATTCATTTATATAAAATGAAACCAGTTCATTAATTTCCATTATCTTATCTTTAGTTAAGAAATATCATAAAAATTTAAAAAATACAGATTAAATGTTATTAAACCTTCTAAACATATCAAGTGATTTATTCACTTGTTCTTGTAATGGTCCAATCATCTCATCGTCCAACTCGTCTTCTAAGTCTAAAACTTCAATATCACTAAACTCAGGTTCAACTTCAATATCGTAATGATGTGAACTATTATCTTTAAATCCTGTTCCCATACACCATTCACATTCTTCATCATTAAACTCATCTCTACCTACACCATTACAAAACTGACAATCTTCTAATTCAGACTGACCAAATGTTCCATACTCCAAATCATCAGGACCATCCCCAATCATATCTAAAGACTCAAATGTCTCTTCAGCATCATAAGCTGTCCCATTGTAAACATCTTCATTAATATACATGTTCTTATATGTGGTAACATTATTTTTGTTACTCACAGTGATTCCACCTTTATCGTTTGCATAATCTTGAACATATAAAGGTTGTTGATTTGGTTGTGCATAGTTTGTGGCAAATCCATCATAAACTGTTTTGTGTTTATCTAATATATTTGCTCTCTCTTCGGGTGTTATACTTGTAAAATATGCGTTCATAATATTGTTTTAAATATAAATATGTTGATTAAGAAGAATAATTTAATTACAATTATAATATGAAAGTTGATATTGATGAGTATGCCGAAGGGGCAGTCCTTTTAGATGGTTTAGAATCAGCAATAATTGGTATTGTTGAAGAATTTGGTAATGGTAGAAGAATCCTATATTCAAAACCAAAGATTCTATCAATACTCTGTGAAAGAGATTCAATGACTATGGAAGAATCTGAAGAATTTTATGATTATAACATACTTGGTCTTTACGCTGGTGAACAAAATGCAGTATTTTTAGATATACCCATCAAACCTGTTTTTACAAATGATTCTTGGAGTTTTGAATTTTTAGAAAGTTAAAATATATACAGATAAAACTTTACTGGATAATCTGTGTAAAAATCTATTAATATTTTCTAAATTAATTTCCTTGTTGTTTTTTTCTAAAAATTTAATTACACCTGAAATCATCTCTGATTGAGCTTGATTTGCCATATCTAATACTTCATCACAATATTCATTTTCATGATTTTTAAGGAAAATATCAGCTTTAATTCTATCCCTACCCATATACAGGTATGGTGCGGCACCAGCCATATTTACCAAACTACATTCTCTGAGTTTTTTTAAATATTCTCTTAAAAATTTACTGTTAAAATACTTAAAAACATCAATGTTTTTAATTAACTCTTCGGTTCTTTTCCACTCGGCATTATTAAAAGATTCTTTCAAATCTTCATTCTTTTTTTTCCACAAATCAGTTGTGGAAATTAGATTTAAAGATGAACCATTATCCCATTTAACTGAATAAATTGTCTCACCCATTACGTCATTAACATTCGTAACAACACCTTCAGTCGTTGGTGGGACATTACTATACTCATCTTCCATATGTAGAAGAATTACTCTGTCACCAACTTTAAGTTCAGGATTTATCATTTTATACCTTTATAATTAAATATTAACTAATATTTATATAAATATGAATTCTAACTTTATTATTACTGAAGAACAAAAAAAATTAATAATTAATGAATCAATTGGTTCAGAATTAGGTGAGATAGTGAAAGGAAATTACGAATTTGTGAAAGATATTTTAAAAAAAACGTCAGAACAAATAGGTGTTAATTTAGAATTTGCTATCACTTGGGGAGCAACAATTGGCGGTTTAGTAGGTCCGCTTAATGATTTTGTTATGGGAGTTTCTCCTGAAATTAATGATGTTGAAATGTCTTTGTTGTTAACAGGTGTAATTGCCGTTATTTATTTTGATAATAAAAAATTAATCAAAACAATTTTAGAAAAAATTAAAGAAAAAGGTTTAGAGGACATTTTTAAAACCACGCTAAAAAAAGGTGAAGAACTTAAAAATGTATTTTTAACATTTATTGAATCTTTGAATTTAACAACTCATAAAATAATTAACATAATGAGTTATACTTTTATTGTTCCTTTAATACCACAATTTTTTGAATTGGCACATAATGGTGAATTCACCGACTCTGATATTACACAAATATCTGTTAGATTAGCGTCTTTTGGAGTTTTAACAGTTTCTAGTTTGATTATTAGAGAGTTAGTTAATAAAATGTTAAAAAGATTCAAAAATTAATTTTTTGAGTTGTAATCAATCAAAGTATCTATTATGATATTTTCTTCGTCATTTGTTAAACCGTGAATATCTTTATGTGTGTTAAACCAATGTCTAACAACATCAACAAATGGTACTTTCTTTAATTTTGACAATCTTTTAAAACCTTTTACTTGAGCTTGTATTTCGTGAGGTTGTAAGTAATATTCTAAATTATTCTCGGTGTCTAAACTAACGTCATCTAAATCTCCCCTATACTCCTGTCTACCATGTTCTAATTCATGAGTAAGTATTTCATTTAGTTCACCAATGATATTATAAAAATCACGTTTTAATGTTTTAGGATTACATATGATTAATAACTCAACAATCTCTTCTTCAGGAACATAACTACCGTTAATCTTAAACCCTTCCATTTTTTTATCGTGACGTACATCTAACTCAACTATAAATTCTAAAGGATAATTTTTGAAAGTATAAAAATCTTTATCACCAGGTAAAAGAAAATCTCCCTTTTTGTTAGTTTTCAAAATATTGACAATATCTCTAACAACATCTCTAGTTGCCTTACGACTCATTCTTTGTTCTGTTATAAAATTTTTATTAGGTAAATTAAAATTTATTTTATTTATTTTTACATGTTCAATATTGGCAAATTTTAATAAAGATTCAATTTCGGTTTCCAATCCCCATGTAATAAGATTGGTTTTTGTAAATTTTTCCGAAATTTTATCAAAATCTAAATCATCAGGTTTTATATTCCCACTTTTAATTTTTGAGATATCTAAATTTTCAATAGAAGAGGGACCGCTAAGATATAAATAAGTTAACAAAGGTTTATTTATTTTAACAATTTCAACATCAACTAAATAAAACTTAACCCAATCACCAATATGTATCAAATCTTTAGTTCCAACAATATTAAATTTAAAACTAATCTTATTCTTATCTTCTATTGTAAAAACAGGACCATTGTATTCAAAAACTTGTTCGTTGAAGACATGATTTAATTTTTCATAATTCATATTAATAAATACTATTTCAAATTACTTTATTTTTAATTATAATTCCATTTATGGAACTATTAAACACACATCCCGTAAAAAAATCTGATTTAGGATTTCACGGAAACTTATTTGGGGGAAAATTATTAGCTTGGGCTGACGCCGCAGCTGCAGGATACTCAATGCAAATTTGTGATACTCCAAGAATGGTGACCGTATCTATTGATAAATGTTATTTTGAAAAACCTGCGAAGGAAGGTCAACTTTTAAAGATTTACGGGTACCCATCAAAATTAGGAATAACATCTGTTACATTATATATGGAAGCAAGAGCTCATAATGTTTACACAGGTAATCAAGTTATAGTTTTAAGAACAAATATTAAATTTGTAAGTATTGATGAAGACGGTAATCCAATTCCTTTAGGTGAAAAGGCTAGAAGAAGAATCACAACTTTACTTGAGAAAAATTCTAAAACTGAATCTTAATTTTTAGTTTACCTTTTCCTTTAATTGCTCTGTGGTATACACCTTTTGGTATAAAGTATTTTTTACTTTGTTCTAAAGTTACAGGTAATTCATTATCCATTTGAAGTTTCCAATCATCCCCTTCAAGAACTTCAATTATCCTATCTTCTCTATCACGATGCCAAAGTAACTCACCATCAGAAACATTTTCTTCAAATGTTCTTTCTTTTTCATTTGAAGTTAAAATGATGTCCTCATATGGTTTAGTATCTTCACTCATAAATTACCAATATCCAGGATACGTTTTACCACCCCAAAGGTGTCCAAATCTATTAACTCTACACGCCCAATATCCAGCTGTTGTTCTGTCTTTTTTCTTAGCACATTGATGACGTGAAGCAAATGCCTTACGAGCCTTTGGATTAGATACTTTAGCAGTTAAACCACCATGAACATCACCAAATGAGATTTTTTTGACATTACCTGTTGATGGGTTTTTAACATAAACGACATATTTTTTTCCACCACCTGAGTTTCTCATAGGTTTTCCTAATTGAACTTTTTTTCCTTTATATTCAGATTCATTTAAGTTCTCTTCAATAAATGGAACATCAAGATAGATAATATCACCATTAGACAAAGTAACAGTTTCTCCCATATCAGATTCAACAATATCTATATCATCCTCATTTAAGTCAATCATACCGTTTTTGTATAATTCTCTTACTTCATTAATTAATTTAAAGAAGTTTTCAGAAAGAGGTCTGTAAACATTTTCAGTTAATGGAATTTCGTAATCCAAGTGGTATTTTAAACCTTCAGAAATTATTTTATTGTTTTTCATTTAGAATATTTTTTTAATAAGAAAGACAAACCAAAGAAAAAACCCGAAATAGAATATAAAACGAGATTTGCGTACCACAAACTCCCTGTTAGTGAAACAAGCCAGTATTGAACTGCATCGAATCCAAGTGGATTGAAGAACATACCTAACATTAAAAGTTTTACGGAAATATTTTCTAAAAATATTTTTTTCCAAGTTCTGTGTACTATCTCCATCTTCCATACTAACGGATTTACTATTTATGATTCATTCAAATGGAATTATCATTTGATAAATATTTGAAATACAGAATAATTTAACATATATAAGTATTTATATAAGAAAAATAGTCAATTTATGAAAAAAAGAAGTATTAACTCTAATTTAATTCGCAATACGCTTAGACAATATATCTCAGAACAAGATATGCCCGTTAAAGATGAAATGGTTGAAAAGAAACCAAGATGTTTGACAACTAATTCTTTACCATTAATGGAACTTACTGGTGAGGCTGAAAATTTTATGGAATACACTCCAAGTATTACAAAAAGAAAAAATGGTGTAAACTCTTTAGTTGATACATTAGGTATTTTAAATAACCTAAGATTATTTAAAGACGTTACTGATGGTGGTGAACATCTATCTTACGAAATGTTACAAAATTTAAACAATTATAGAAATAAAAATTATTTTGACGAAACTTCAGGTCAATGTAACAAAGCAATGGACAAAGTAATTGAACTTTACAAAGAAAATGAACATGGTACTGAGTTAGTTAAAGACATTGAAAAAGTATTGTCATTACAGACTAAAGATGATGAATTAACACCATCACCAAGAGCTAAAGAATACTTAAAAAGATGTATGGAATTAGTTAAAGGAAATTAATAATTCCAATAAATTTGAAAAAGGGACATTAGTCCCTTTTTTTATTTTAAAAACTATTTATTATAATAAACCAACTTAAAAAGTAAATAGTTAAAATGGCTAAAGGAAAAATTTCAACTAACGGGGTAAAAGAAACTTTCGGAAAAAGACGAGAAGGCGTATCAAAGAAAAAATACGGACCGAAAGAACAAAAACCAAAAAACTACAAAGGTCAAGGTAGATAAACCAAAAAAATTAAAATTATGGAAAACAAGAAATTTTTCTTTGGATGGGAAAATATTAAATGGGTTATTTCTGAATTAGGTAAAATGTATTCAAGTAAACCTTCATTTTTTTCAAAAAAAAGAATTGAATCAGGTGTTGCTTTTGTTATTGCTCAATGGGGTATGATTTTTTTCCTATTGGAAAAACATTCAACTATGTCAATAACTGACTTAATAATGTGGACTGGTGTTGAATTTGCAGTATCAGGATATATAATTAATCAAATTCAAAAAGAAAAGAAAGAAGAGAATTTACCAACAACTGATGAAGACCAACCTGAAATAAATTAAAAAACCCCAAATGGGGTTTTTTTTATCTTCTAACACCTGGTTTAGCATTACCTCTCTGTGGTTCATTACCTCTATGATAATGAGTTACATTTGGTTTAGGTACGTTAATAGTTGGTGAAGGATTGTTGTGTTGTGGTGGAGGTGGTGGTAACGGTAATGTCGTCTGTTGATAGTTATACGTTGGGTAATAGTTGTTGTTTCTATTATAGTAATTGTAATCAGGATAGTTGTTGTAATAAGTTGGAGGTAATACAGTTCTATTCCCATAATAATCCTCACTTGATACGGGTCTTGCTTTTGGTTCGTGATGTGTCACCCAAAACTCTTCAGTCCTGTTCCAATACATCTCATCATCTTCAGGTCTTGTTCTGTCGTCAGTTAGATTTTCAAAACTAGCACAAGATGTGAATAGTAAGATAAAAAACAATACATTAATATTTTTCATATATAATTTAATTACCAATCAATTCCAGGTCCAAATTCCCTGTCGTCTATTATGTTTTCAATATACAATTCTATATTTGGAATCCATTCACTAACTCTAGCAGCAATTTCTTCAATTAAATTGTCAAAATCTTCTCTTTTTGAGTTTTTATGTATGGTAACTAAAACTAATACACCATCAGTGAAGTGGATATAATCCTTTTTAGCTACATCATTAACAACTATTTTATTAACAGAATTAATTTCATCAAGTTCATCCATCTCACCCATTCCCCAATCTTCAGATTCTGTACGTAATGAATCAAGTTGAGAATCAATTAGTGTTTGAATTGTCGGTTGGAGCAATTTAGATTGTGACTCTGTAATAATATACTTCATATAGAATAAATATTATCCTTCCAAGAAAGATAAAACCTTTTCTTTAACCCCAAGTTGTTTAATACCTTCATTGTTCAAAGGTGTTAAAACAAAGTTATCAAGTCCCCACTCGTGTTCAAATTCCATTCCGTAACTCATACCGGTCTTTCCCATATTCAAATCATCAATCGCCACCCAATGTGTAACTTCAGGATGTTTGGATAACCAATCTTGGATTTCAATACTTCTTGTTCCTTCCAAATCCCAATTACGATGCCATGTAACTCTTGACCCATCAAGTAAAGTATCTGTAAAATCAATTGGTCGTTTGATAATACCTTTACTTTCGTAGTAGTCACCCATTTCTTCAACATTAGCCCAACGTTTCCAGTCAGAAGATACAACGATTTCAGCTCCTGTCTGTTCCAAGATTTCATTTAATACCTTGATTGCTTTCTTGTCAAAGTTATCAAAACGAGCATCAACAGGTAATGTCATCACATCTTGACTTAATTTTCTTTTAGCCTTTGTTTGTTTTTTAAATCGTGACCCCCAGTTACCTGATAAACAGATAACCCCATCGTGGTCTAAAAATATTACTTTCATTTTTTATTTGGGTTTTTTTCTCTACCTGAACGTTTTTTTACAGGTTCGTTTTTGTATTTGATATCAACAGAAATTGGTCCGTTCTTGAACTTATCTAAATCATAAGTCCATGTTGATATTGTTTCTTCATCTTCGTAAACTCTTGTAACTATTTTCATATTAAAGTATTAAAAATAAAATTAAATAAAAAATACCAATTACCACTAATCCAACTAAAAACGTACCTATTAGGTTTGCAATTTCTTGTTGTATTCCCTCAAATTTAGCACCTCTTTTATAGTAATCCATAAATCGGCTAAAAAACGTGAATATTAAACAGTTGATAAAAAATCCAATCATACACAAATATACTAAAAAAAATAAAACCCCCAAAATTTTGAGGGTCTTATTTTATAAAATTTTAAATTATTTCTTAACTTCTTCAAAATCAACATCAGATACCTCAGAATCTTGTTCAGTCATGTTTTCATCACCTTGACCATAAAGTGTTGAACTTATTTCTTGGAATGTTGAATTCAATTTATCCATATTCACCTTAATATCTTCAACATTTCTTTCAGAATGTGACTTTTTCAATTCATCAAGTGCGGTATTGATATCTGATTTTTGAGTTTCAGTTAGTTTATCATCTAAATCTTTTAATGTTTTTTCAATTGAAAAGATTAGTGAATCTGCCTGATTTATTGTTTCAGCATCTTCTTTCGCTTTTTTATCTGATTCGGCATTCATCTCAGCTTCTTTTCTCATATTTTCAATTTCTTCTTTTGAAAGTCCTGATGATGCTTCAATACGAATGTTTTGTTGTTTGTTGGTTCCCTTATCAAGAGCCGATACATTGATGATACCGTTAGCATCAATATCAAATGTTACCTCTACTTGTGGAACACCTCTCATTGCTGGTGGAATACCATCCAAGTGGAATCGTCCAATGGTTCTATTGTCTTTTGCCATTGCTCTCTCACCTTGTAATACGTGGATTTCAACTGACGGTTGGTTATCAACTGCGGTTGAGAATACTTGTGATTTCTTGGTTGGGATTGTGGTATTTGCTTCAATTAATTTTGTGAATACTCCACCCATTGTTTCAATACCAAGTGATAGTGGTGTAACGTCTAACAATAACACATCTTTAACATCACCTGCCAATACTCCCGCTTGGATAGCCGCTCCAAGAGCAACAACCTCATCAGGATTAACACCTTTTGATGGGTCCTTACCAAAGAACTTCTTAACCGCTTCCTGAATTGCCGGAATACGTGTTGTTCCACCAACCAAAATAATTTCATCAATATCAGTTGTCTTAAGTCCTGCGTTTTTTAAAGCCGACTTACAAGGAGCAATTGTTCTTTCAACCAAACTATCAACAAGTTGTTCAAATTTAGCTTTAGACAATGTTCTTACCAAGTGTTTAGGTATACCGTCAACAGGCATAATGTATGGTAAGTTAATCTCCGTAGATGGTGAAGAAGATAATTCAATCTTCGCCTTCTCAGCTCCTTCACGAAGACGTTGAAGAGCCATAGCATCTTTTGTTAAGTCAATTCCGTTTTCGTCTTTGAATTCGGTTACTAACCAATCAATGATTGCTTGGTCAAAGTCATCACCACCAAGATGTGTATCACCATCAGTAGATAACACCTCAAATACACCATCACCTAACTCCAAAACTGATACGTCATGAGTTCCACCACCACAGTCAAACACAACAATCTTCATGTCTTTAGATTGTTTGTCAAGACCGTAAGCAAGTGCTGCGGCAGTTGGTTCGTTAACAATTCTCATCACCTTCAATCCCGCAATCTCACCAGCTTCTTTCGTAGCTTGACGTTGAGCATCGTTAAAGTAAGCTGGAACCGTGATAACCGCCTCAGTCACCTCTGAACCCAAATAATCTTCAGCAGTTTGTTTCATCTTCTGAAGAACCATCGCAGAAATCTCTTGTGGAGAATACTTTCTATCTTCAATTTCAACACGAGGAGTTCCGCCGTCACCCTTAACTACTTTGTAAGGTACACGTTTTATTTCACTTTTACTTTCATCAAAGCTACTTCCCATGAAACGCTTGATTGATGAAATAGTTTTATCAGGATTAGTAACCGCCTGACGTTTAGCCGGGTCACCAACCTTTCTTTCACCACCATTTAAGAAACCCACAATTGAAGGGGTGGTTCTTTTTCCTTCACTGTTTGTAATCACAACTGGTTCATTACCTTCCATTACGGCAACACATGAATTAGTTGTTCCAAGGTCAATTCCTATAATTTTTCCCATAGTTTAATTAATTTTTGTTTAATAATATAAATTTTATTTTATGGAGTCAAGTCCGACCCCCATTATTAAACAATGTGCCAAAACAAAAAAACTGACAAAATGTCAGTATAGTATTTTTTTTAAAAAAAACTTTATTTTGTAAAAAAATGACGTATTTATTCTTAAGTATGATAACCAATAACACAAAAATATATAAATAATCCTCCTTCGGGAGGATTTTTTTTGCCCTTTTAATAAATAAAATAAATAAAAAACAAAAAAATGAAAAACACAGAAACTTACAACGAGTTAGTTCAAAAGATGAGAACATTCTTTCAAAACAAAGGATTTAAAGAAGTTCCAACCCAATCAAGATTGTCAATCTTGGCGGCGTGTGAAAATCCACACTCAATAACAACATTTAATTATCAAGGAGAGGTTTGGCCACTACCACAGACGGGTCAAATGTGGTTAGAA